GGAAAATAAGCCCTGACATTGTTAAATAACTTGCTTACGTTATACTTTGACTAGATGGACCGCAAGGAAGACCTTATAGCCTCATCGCCGCTTGCGTGGCTTTTGTTGAATGGCACTAAAACCGAGAATCAGAAGAACCTTGAGTTTCATGACCACAGGTTCTTGATTGATCTATATACGGACATGTCCCCAGATATTGCAGTTCGTAAATCGGCCCAGGTAGGTGAGAGTGTTGAGCGTATACTCAAGACTTTCTGGTGCAATAAATATCTGCAGGCCAATGTTATCTATGTTTTGCCCACGAACAACGTCGTCAAAGACTTCGTAGCCCCAAAGGTTAACCCGCTGATAGCCGGTAACCCACATATCCAGGCCATGATAAGCAAGGACAGCGAGAGCCTCAAGCAGATCGGAGACAGGTTTACATACTTCAAGGGTGCGTTTAGTGAGCGTGAGGCGATCTCTATATCTGGAGATATTCTTATCCTAGACGAGCTGGACAGAATGCCTAGTATGGCCGTCGTTAATACTTTTGACTCACGCCTTCAAGCCTCGTCGTTAGGCTATCGGTGGAGACTGTCTAACCCTAGTTATGTAGGCTTTGGTATCGATGGCTATTATCAAGACTCAGATCAAATGCACTGGTTCATCAAGTGCTCAAATTGCAAACATACTTGGTTTATAGACTTTGCGGCTACTAGTGAAAAGAATCACTACATAGACATCGAAAGGGAAATGTACGTCTGTGGGTCATGCCTCAAGCCACTCAGTGATACCGATCGGCGTAATGGTTTCTGGCACGCCCGGTATCCTGACCGAGCTAGGCGAGGATATTGGATAAACCAGCTCATGGCCCCGTGGGTAACCGCAAAACGTATCTTAGAACAGAGAGACGAGAGTAGTATAGAGTTTTTCTACAACTACGTTCTAGGAAAGGCTTATACTCCGACTGACATGGTAGTGGATCGGGCGGCTATATTAAGGGCTACCGCTCCGAGCAATATACCAAAGACTAACGTGGCCATAGGAGTGGACCAAGACGCTGGTGGCCAGTACTACGTTGCTATGACCAGCCAGGGTGTGTTTGATCATGGTTATGTTGACTCCTGGGACAAAATTGAGCACCTGAAGTTAATGTATAACGCTATCGTCGTCTGTGACCCAAACCCGTATCAGGCCGTCCCTAAGCAGATGGCCGCGAAACATAGTGATTGGTACAACTGCTACTTTAAGAGCGTTGATGGTCTGTCGGCCATTCAATGGAAAGCCAAGGAGCAGGTAGTCTATGCCGATAGGACTAGAACCATAGACATCGTGGCTAACGAAATAGTCAACGCCAAGATTCTATTCAGAGAGAACCCACACAAACTAGAGGATATGATCGCTCATTGGAACAACCTGTATCGAACCACCGAGGAGAAAGAGGACGGCAAGATTAAGTCAGTTTGGATCAAGAAAGACGACAAACAATCAGACTACCCATTTGCCCTAACTTATGCCAGAATAGGCTTAAGCCAGATACTCGGCGGGTCGAGCGAACTAGTCGAACGAACAGAAGAGTCCGAGGCTAAGAAGACCAACTTAACCGCAAAAGGTAATGAGGTGTCTATGGACTTCAAGGAGATCATAGAGCAAACCTACGACGAGATGGACTCATGAACATATTAGAGATTACGTTCAGGGCAAAGCGACAGGTAGAGCAACAAGACCGGCACTACAGGCTATTTGTAACCTTGATACGATCTGACAGGCCTAAGTACTGGAAGCCTCTATGTATGAACTGTGGGTCGGCGGTGATAGAGCTGCAGAACCTGGATATATTAGACATAACCGACTTCTATGATCCCCAGAATGTTAGCAATACAGCTCTTGGACGCAGCTGTAAAGGCACAACCCCCGACGGCCTACCCTGCGGATATAAGTATTTTTTTCATGTTAGTTAATGTATAATCAGAACGGACTAGCCCGACAGGGCTTTTGTTTTTAAATAAGGCTTAACAGATACAAATTACATGAGTAGCAACGACCCATTCCAGGAAAGAACTGACGTCTACGAGGAGGCCTTTACCGAGCTGTATACCCCCGAGAGCAACTTCGAACCACTTGATTTAGAGATGGACGACGCTCAGTTAGAGAAAATGCTGATCACTTCTCTAGAAGCCGATAGAGATCACTGGGATAAGAAGCCCTGGAACTTAAAACAAACTGACCTAGATAACACCGCTTTCTTACTCGGTGATCAGCTAAACGAAAAAGACTTCCTCAGATCAGATACTCGCTATAAAGATAACCGTATTTTCTCATCGGTCAGGGCTATTTTGAGCTATGCGACGGGCCAATTAGCTAAGCCAGACATAACCCCAAGCAAGGGTGACGAGGTATACCTAAAAGGGGCGAGAGATATTGGATCGGCCCTATACCAACACAGTGCCGATGAAAAAGTAGAACACAAGGTCAGGGCTGCAGTACTAAACTTGATCACTCGTAAACGTGGCTACCTAAAATTAAGGTTCGATCCTAATATCGGGCTTCACGGGGATATTATTACGGAAGTATGCAACCCGGAGGACATTATCATTGATAGGTATGCTGGATACTTGCAAAACCCGGCCAAAATATATCACCGTATTCGTTGTTCGATCGAAGAACTGTGTGCCCGCTTCCCCAACAAGTCAGAAGAGATCAAAGAAGCGTTCTCGGTGCGTCGTGGGGTTTATTCTCAAATGTCCAAGATGGTGACCTATTTTGAGTGCTGGTTTACCTATACGGACACTGAAGGTAAGCCCAAAGAGGGCGTCTGTTGGTTTGTCCAGGAAAAGAAACTGATCCTAGACAAGATGCAAAACCCAAACTGGGTTTACTTTAAGTCTGATAAGAAAGAGAAAGAAGCGAATGTTACGAGCATACCTCCTAAACCTTTTGTTGCTTTTAATTATATTAATACCGGCCACAGTTTTATTGACGAAACTTGTCTAGTTGAGCAGGCCCGACCGCTTCAAGAGATGTTGAATAAGCGCCTAAGGCAGATCGGTGAGAACGCCGATTACGTTAATGGTCGATGGTTAGCTGATAAAAACTCCTTTAGCCAGGAAGACGCCCGAAACTTGATAAACAAGGGGGCTAAAACCGTTGCTATGGTTGATATGACCAAAGTACCCGAACCCCTTAAGAATGTCGCACCTCAGCAACTTGGAGCGTGGGTTGAGAACACCGTATACGACGCTCGCAATGAGATTGACGGCATTATGGGTACACCTAGTGTGTTTAAGGGAGCTCAGCCTGACAGCAAGGATACATTGGGCCGTGACCTTATGGTTAAGCAGCAGGCCGGAGCTCTCCAAGACGACCTTGTTCGCTCTATATCTATGGGAATGGAAGACTATTACAAGATCAAGCTGCAGATGTTTAGGGTGTATTACACCAGCGACTACTGGTTTCAGTGTCGAGGTGGAGATGGTAAGTACGAATTTATCCTTATTAATGGAGACAAGTTTGATACTAACGTTAAGGTTGGTGTTCAGGTTGACTCAACTCTGCCACTCGACAAGGCCACTATTCGGGCTACAGCTATGGAGCTATGGAACGCCGGAAATGCCATAGACTACCGTACCTTAATGGAAGACCTTGGCTTGCCTAACCCTGAGATTAGGGCCGAGAGATACCTTAAGAGCCAGCTTGACCCAGTTAAGTATCTTCAGTCTATCGAGTTGTCTCAGATTGATACTGACGCCGAGGCCGACATCATGCTGATCATAGCCAATAAAGTACCCGAAGAGCGTGATGATTACTCCGAGTCGTACTTCAATTACTTCAACAAGGTAGTCGCATCTAACCGCTTCCAAAAGCTGCAAGGAGACGATCCAGAAGCAGCCGAACGTATATTGGGCTTTCTGATGGCCACGCAGCACGCCGCAACGCAGAGCCTCAACTTGCAAGAGAGCTTGAACCCAGCAGGAATGTTGCCGCTTCAACCACCACAACAAATGCCTCAACAACCTAGCGGAGCAGCCGCACCGTTACCAATTCCACAAGGTACTGAGGCTGGCCAAAACCCACCGATCCAACAGGCCGTACCTACGCAATAATGTGATACAATTTGGTTAGGATAAAACCGCAATAATCTAAGGAGACTTTAGATGGCTGATGCCAACGATACGCCAGCAGTAGAACAAACACCCCCAGCAGACCCAAAAGCCGAAGCCGCAAAGAAATCAAACGAACAAGAACTAGCCAAGTGGAAAGATGATTTTAGCGAAGAGCAGCTTATCGTTAAATATAAGAACGACGAGGACACGAAAGATGATAAATCTGCTGGAGATGGAGATAAACAGGGCAGCGAAAGCTCTGAGTCGGAAGAGGTCACTGGAGACACTGAAGATACTAGCGAAGCCCCAGAAACAACCTACTCTGAACCAGCCCCTGTCGTAACCACCGAAGACCCGGGCGAGTTTAAGCCGCAAGACTACTCATTCGAGATTGATATTAAAGGCAAGACACACAAGGTTGATTCGGCTGAGAAGGCAGCAGAACTAGCAGAAGAGTTTGCTGAGGATCTAACTGCCAAACAGCTTGTCTCGCTAGTTAGCAAAGGCTCTAGCATCGAGGGCAAGCAAGAACGAGACAAAGACAAGTGGGAAGCTCAGAAGAAAGAGTTTGACGAACAGAGTTCTGCTCAACAAGAGCGAGACCAGGCCATAACTACCATGGCTAGCGAATTTGATTACCTAGTTAACAAAGGGTTGCTGCCAAAAATTGCAAATCAGTATAAAAATGCAGACTGGCAAGACCCGCTTGTTTCCAAGCAGCCGGGCGTTAAAGAACAGCTAGAGCTTGTTAATTATATGGTCAAGGAGAATGAGGCTCGCAACAAGGCTGGCCTTAAACCGCTAACCTCAGTCGTTGATGCTTACAATGCGTGGCAGCTAGACGAGAACCGTAAGAAGTCTGAGAACGATGATAAGCAGGCTGGTGAACAACGCAAAGCAGCCGGGGCAAGAGTAGCTGGCGTATCCCCAGCTGCTGCTGGACAGGTGAGTTCCCCAAAAGGTATCTCGATCGGAAACCCCAACGTATTCAAGCGAGGGGCTGCTATCTGGGACGATTAGCATATTGACATAGCAATATACTAGCTATATTCTATTGATAAGGAACGCCCTTTAACGGGCGTTTTTTTATTTCATAAATAAGGGAGACAATATGTCGGCAACAGCACAAAACGACAGGGTCAACAACATCACCTTGCAAGACTATAATGCAAGCGTTGTCGACACCATCAACAACTCAAGTGAGATCATGAAACGAGTTGTTTCACGCCCAGAGCGTTGGAACGGCCGTAGCTACAGCTCGCCAATTTTCACCAACAACTCTAGCCTAGGCCAGAGCTTTAAGAGTACTGAGACTTTTGATACCTCGATTGACTACAACACTCAGCAGATGACATGGTTTCCAACCGGCTACGCACAGCCTGTTGGTATCTCGATTGTTGAGCGTTCAATTAACGCCACACCATCTGGCGTAATTGACCTGTACAAATCGTCTTACCAATACGCTCAAAACTCGATGATCACAGCCTTGGGCCAAATCTTCTACGGTTTTGGTACTGGTAACGATTTTGACGGTCTTGGCTTGATTGTAGATGACGGTACTTCAACCAGCTCATACGCCGGTTTGACTCGTTCTACTTATCCATCAATCAACGGTTACGTTGTAGCTGCTTCTGGCGGTGTACTTGATCTAAGCCTGATGGCTTCCGCTGACGATGGTGCAACCATCTCAGGTAACGAAAGCGAAACACCTAACGTTATCTTGAGCAACCAAACCGTCTGGAGCTTGTACGAATCACTATTAGAGCCAACCGTATCAGCTCGATACGAAGGCCAGGGCGGATCGTTCGTAGATGGCTCAACAGCTGTTAAGCAGAGCACCAAGCAAAGCGACAGCCTATGGCTAAAGGGCGGTGCTACAAGTGTTAGCTTCCGTGGCAAGCCAATGGTTCGTGACCAAAAGGCAACCAGCGGTCAAATGTTCGGCTTGAATGAAAACTGGTTCTACTTTAAGAGCCTTAAGTTGCAGGGTCTTGACCTTGTTGCTACTCAAGAAGATGTTACTGCGGGTGCTTACGAGAGCTATAAGGTTTCAGCCTTCCAGTTCCGTGAACCAATGATGCCAGTCAACCAGTTGGCTGAAGTCGGTATCTTCGTAATGTACGGTCAGTTCTACTGTGAGAACCCAAACCGTAACTTCAAGATTACCGGTATCACGACAGTTTGATCTATTCTTGTAGACTTAACGGGATACATCGTAAGGTGTATCCTTTTAAGTATGGCTAAACAGAGGGTAAACATAACCCCCCGTAAACTGAAGAAGGTTTACTATATCAAAAACCGTAGTGCTGCTCAGACTGCTCGAATATTCGATTGCTCACCTACCACGATACGTAATTACCTGGATAAGTATAGATTTAGAGTAAAGACTCAGCGTGAAGTAATGCGTGATCGCAAGATAACAAAATAACAGAGTATAAGGTTTACAATCAAGCTATTTGTTTTGACTATTTACTAATAGGGTAAGATACTTGTACTTATAGGACTGCCCTTCAGGCGGTCTTTTATATTTAAAAGGAGATCGTATGGCACTATCAGCATCAATTCAAATCACAGATCAGGACATCAACAGTCAGTCGTCTGTAGCAAATTCCGAGTTACTTGGACAGAAAGCTTCAACCTCAGACGGTCGTGTGTTCTCATACGCCCGCTCAGGTGGAGCACTAACCGCTGGTCAGATTACTGAACCAGTCGCAGTCACCTCTAACTACGCTAACCGAGCCTTGACTGGCCAAACAGTCGCAGCCGGTGCAAATACATTAAGTGTTATCTTGGGTACTACCGCAGCTGCTGACGCTTTCGTGGGTTTCTATCTAATCGTCAATGATGCAACGGGTGAAGGCCAAGGTGCTTACTACATCAGTGGTAATACTGCAGCAACCTCTGGCAACTCTAACACTACAGTCCTAAAGATACGTGGTGGTATCCGAATTGCTCTGATCGCAACCAGTGAAGTGACTATCCAACCTAACCAACAGAGTACGGTTATCCAGCACACTGCTGTGGTAGCTCTACCTACCGCTGGTGCTCCAGTAATTAACGTAACTTCTGGTTACTACTTCTGGAATCAGATCCAGGGTATGGCCTCGATCCTAAGTGACGGCGTAATCGGTAAGAACTCTCAAGGTATCGTTTCTGACGCTACTGCTGGAGCTGTCGAAGTACGAGTAGACGCTACAGTAACAACTCCTGTGGGCTATGCTCCAGACGCTACTGTTACTACCGAGTACAGTCCGTTCGTTCTAACACTAGTCGGCGTTTAGTAAATTAAGCCTAACTCTAAGGAGAAAAAACTATGGCAATCGGCAATCTACAAATTGAAAACTATGTACCCGTAGTAAAGCTCAACAAGGGGCTTTACACTGAACTACCTATTGAGACTACCAGCGACTTGATCGTTGCTGGTGATCTCGTGGTAGACGACATCACAATGGACGCTTTAACTGTTACAGGAAACACAGTCCTTGGTGATGCAGTATCAGATACCCTGACCGTAACGGGCGCAACTACTATCCAAACCACCGCAGCTGCGGGCTTGGCCGTTGGTGCTACCGCAGCAGGCGTAAACCCTGCGTTTGTTGTCAATGCATCTACAGCCTCACAAGCTGCTGGCCTTTCTATCACGGGTGCTGTCGCAGCCGGTACGGTTGCGGTCGCAGTCCTAAGTTCAGGCACAGATGCTTCTGTTACCCTGAACGCTAAAGGTACAGGTACAATCGGCATTGGCTCTGTTTCGACAGGTGCTGTTACCATTACTCCCGCCACCACAATAACTGGCCTAGCCACGCTAACTGGTGGGTTCACCTCAGCCGCAAACGCTATCCTTAAGTCTGGTACGGCTGCTCCGGCTACGGCTGGTGCTGTCGCTGCGGGTGCTCCAATCAGCCTCTATTCTGGCCTTGTCACTATCGAAGTTACCACAGATGCCCCAACTCACATTAGGCCTAAGGGTTCTATCTGCATAAACACGGCTGGCTCAAGCTCGTCAACTCGTCTGTTCATCAACTCAGACGGTTCAACTGGCTGGGTAGCTATAACGACTGCGACATAAGATGAGTCAACTATACGATGCAGTATCTAAGAAGTTGAAAGTCGGCGGTAAGTTTATCGTCCGCAAGCGTAAGACTGAGGCAGAGAAAGCTAAAGCTGTGAAAGCCTCAGTCAAAACCAAACCCAAGACCAAGAAAAAGTAGGATATCACCTTACAGCATCAACCCGACTATTGCAGTCGGGTTTTTGTGTGCTAATATACGGCTATGATTAAACCGCAAACGATAGTTAAGTAAGGAGCTATTTGTGAATTTACAGGACCGCATAGACTCAACAAGACAAAAATTCGACCAGCTACAGGCCCAGAAACAAGAGATAGATACTGAATTAGTCAAGCTGCAGGGCGAATATCGTGTATTGATTGAACTGCAAGAGCAAGAAGCTGGGACTACAGCGAAAGAGCCCACCCCTTCAGTAAAAGTTAAAGGCGAGAAGAAAGCGAGCAAATAATGGCTCTAGTTGGCCCAGGGGCAATAAACGAAAACCAGATAGCACCAGACCCCACCCTAGCAGGCGCTAGTGAGTACGAATACGTGACTATCCTTAACCCATTGTCGGACGATTTTGCTATTAAAGTAGCTCAAGACGTACCAGTTAACCGCCCGTTCGAGATACGAGGCAAGACGGGCGCTATCCAGGAGGAAAACGATGTTAGGCGAGAGTACGGACTTAATCTAAAGAACCCGGAGCACCCATCTACAGAACGAGTCATCATGAACAGCAGTATTATCCCGGCTGGCAAGACCATTAATCTTAAGGGTAATGAAGCCCAGGTGGCCGTTAGGCAACTTGTGAACGAGATTTTGCAGCGTGAGGGTAAGAGGCTTCTAATGTCCGACCCGAACTTACGTAAAGAAGTAGAAGACCGTATTATCATTCAGAGAGGCAGTATGCAAGACCTCCTGGGTAGTCCGATCACAACTCCACAGGCCCAGATAAACGAAGCGGTTAATAAGTCAAACGAGGTTACAGATGAGCAAGAATTCCCAGGACTCGATTCAATCGCAGGTGAATCTGATTCAAGCCCAGTTCGAGACACTAGAGACTCAGCTGGAGCACAAGCGAAGCGAAGTCCAAGCAGCTCAACAAAAACTAAGTGATTTACAGGGCCGAATAGCCCGTGAAACCCAGAGACTTCTCGCCGAACAAAAGGCAGAGCTTAAAAGTACTGAAGATGAGTATATTGCTACTCAATCTGTGCTAAAAAAAGACATTGAGGCACTAAGACTAGAAAAGACTAGTGTTTCAGGCGAATTGTCAGAGGTGACGCTACGAGTAAGAGACATTGAGTCTAAGATAGAGCCTCTTAATCGGCTATTAGCCGAAAAGAAAGAAGAAATAGGCCTATGCTCTGACAAGATACTGGCTGCCAATGATGAATTACAGCGGGTAATTCAAGAAACCTCAGTTAAACAAGAGTCTATCAGCGGTCTGGAGTCTAAGACGGCGGCCTTAGAAGGACAGATTAGAGAGCTAGATTCTCAGCACGCTACCAAGAGTACGGCCCTAGCTAATTTGGAGTCGGTCTATAGTAATGCCGAGTCTAAGTTGCGTTCAAAAGTAGACGTTCTAGAGAAAAAAGAACGTGAGCTAACAGTTACTATTGATAATAAGTCTCATGAGATTGACGTAGCCATGCAAGCGATTGCTGTTCGTCAGAAGTCTCAAGAAGAGCAAGACCAAAACCTTCGTATTCGAGAAGCTAAGGTCACAAACTCCGAATCAGCCATTGTTCGTAACTCCAACTTATTGAACCTGTAGTACAATTAATGTATGAGTAAAGCTATCACTCCCAATAATAGGGAGATTCTTGCAACTCAGAGCTCAATTACAGAAGAGGCTGAGTATCTTCATAGCACCAACCATGCCTTAGACGTTAACATTTCCAGTACTACTGGGACTACCGACACTAATCTTATTGAAGTGGGGGGAATCAGTATATCCTTAGGTCAAACAACGATGGCGTCCTCCTTACCAATAGCTATCGCCAGTAATCAATCGGCCATTCCTGCCTCTCAGAGTGGAACATGGAACATAAACAACATATCTGGTACTGTTTCGCTACCGACTGGAGCGGCAACCGAGACCACGCTATCTGCTCTTAATTCTAAGATACCCAGTGGACTTACGGTTAGTGCGACTCGTCTTCTGGTCGATGGATCAGGGGCTACACAGCCAATATCTGGAACAGTTACCGTAGTACAGCCTACAGCAGCCAGTCTCAATGCTACTGTCGTCGGTACTGGCACGTTTGCCACTCAGGCGGCTCAATCTGGCACGTGGAATATAGGGACTCTTGCTAGTATAACTAACGCTCTACCGGCCGGATCTAACGTAATTGGCCATGTTATAACAGATTCTGGGTCGACGACTGCAGTCACGGGTACGGTTACGACGTCGGAATCAGTACCGACGACAGTATTAAATGGCAGGAAAGTGGTTACGACGGCCGGTACTAGAGTGACTCTAGCTAGCTCGACTGCCAGCAAGTCAGTTACTATAAAGGCCCTCTCGACTAATACGGGCATTATATATGTCGGTGATGCTAGCGTCTCATCTACCACGGGGCTTCAATTACTAGCAAACGAGACTGTTAGCTTGGATATAGCAAACCTAAGCACTGTTAACCTAGATTCGTCCATAAATGGCGAAGGCGTAACCTATCTGGCGGTGGTGTAATGGCTAGAGTTAGTTCAACAACAGTTTACACAGCCCCCACTGGTGCAATGTTTGGCTGGGGTACTGCTACTGCCCCGACTGGCTATTTGTTGTGTGACGGTACGGCAGTATCCAGGGCTACTTATGCACTTCTATTCTCGATCATAGGTACTACCTTTGGGGCAGGAAATGGCTCAACCACCTTTAACATACCCGATCTAAGGGCCAATGCCGCCGTTGGTTACAAATCGGGTGACGCTAATTTTGGAACACTAGGAGCTGCTGTAGGTGCGGCTACTGTAGCGTCGAACGTAACAGTAGCAACACAACCTACCTTCACGGTAGACTCTCATACTCACGCCCTATCTTCGGCTGGTTGGGCTCAAATTGATATGTCGGCTTCTACTTTGGTCAGAGAGAACAGAGTTACCGCAACAAGCTGGACCTCTACCAACAACTTTGCTATTACTCGTGCAGTTGATACCACGTCGGGACTTACGGTGGCGGCCGGGCTCGGTGGCGCTACAGATGCAACTGCTGGTACGACCACTACTCGCACGGCAAACGTGGCCCTAACTAATAATGCCACAAGCGTAGTTCAGCAATCTCTGACAGTCAACTGGATCATTAAATATTAGCAACTTATGATGTATAATCACATTAAAGGATCGCCCATCAAGGGTATTTTTTATGAGTAAATACATCTCCCCAAACAACAGAGAAGCCCTAACTACTAACTCTAGTATCACTGGGTCTGACGAGTATCTAAAGAGCACTAATGGTGCTCTGAATGTAACAGGCTCTTTTATACCCTCTGGTACTGGCGACGTTAATATAGTTGAGGTGGGTGGAAATGCGGTAACGACCACTGTTCCTGTTTCAGGCACGTTCTACCAAGTCACCCAGCCAGTTTCGATCGCAGATGGATCAGATATAGCCGAAGGATCGACGGCTGATGCCGTGGTAGCTGCTGGGGCTACCGGGACTGTTTCTGCCAAACTCCGTCGGGTAACAACCGATTTAGGCACAATCAACACCTCGGCTTCAACTATTGCTGGAGTAGTTACATCAAATCGGGCTGCCGTTAACCCTATATCTGGACAAGCTGGAGTGTCGGCTAACGCAGGGACGGTCGACGCTACAACCCAGAGGGTGGTTCAGTCCAATGGGGCGGGAAAAACTCTACTGTCAACTGGCGGATCAGCCTCATCATCTGGTAACAACACCCTTGTATCTGCCGGAACGGGCAGGTTAAAAGTGTATGCATTTTCTTTAACAACCACGTCAGCTACTGCTGTGACCTGTATATTCCAATCTGGTACTGGTGGCACTGAGCTGTGGCGTGTTGTATTGCAAGCACCTACTAGCGTAAGTGTAGGCGCTAACCTGGCTGTTACGCCGCCCGCATGGCTATTCGCTACTGCCTCGGCTACTTTGCTTAACCTGAATCTTAGTGTTGCTCAGACAGTGAATTGGTCAGTCTCTTACTACGACGAGGCTTAAATGGCTAACCGTACATTAAACTGGACTGGGACACTAAACGCCAACTGGAATAACCTTGCTAATTGGGTAGACCAAGCTACGGGCATTGCTCCTCTTTCAGCTCCTGACGCTGGTGATGATTGTAGATTTGGAGTAGGCACAGGAGCAACCAATACCAACTGTACGATAAACTCAGGTTCTATCGGGCGTTCGTGGCTAGTTGATGGCTATACGGGAACTATTACGCATACCTCTGGTATAACACTTGTACTGGGTGACGCTACGGCCGGACTTAGTGGTGTGGCGATTAGCTTCGTAACGACGGGGTGGACTTACACTCTAGGTAGTGCCACCACCTCAGCTATAAGCCTGGTGTCTACCAGTACCGCCCCGCAGACCATTAATCTAAATACCAAGAACGTGGCTAACTTTACAGTCAATGGTGTTGGCTCGGTTTATCAGGCCACCACAGCGATTAACAACACTAGCTCCGCAACAGTTACTTTGACCACTGGCTCGCTAGACCTAACGGGGCTGACGTGCAACTGGGGTAGATTTGGCATGAACAACACAAATGCAAAAACCCTCAACATTACCAATGCCACAATTAACTTAAATAATAACGGAACGATCTGGAGTGCGTCTAGTGCCTCCATCGCTAACACTACGTTTACCTCCACAGGCTCAACCATCAATATTACTGAGGTATCGGCTACTTCTCGCAGCTTTGCAGCTACCAACCTGACCTACGGCACAGTAAACTACACCGTTTCAGGTGCAACTGGCCAGCTGACTATAAGTGGTAGTGCAATCTATGACACCTTCAACTTCTCAGATGCCAGCAATGCCAGAACACTGGTAGTATCTGGAAATACCACCAACATCTTTAGGGTGCTGAATGTTCAAGGGACGTCTGGCAAGCTGATGACAATCAACTCCTCAACAGGAGGCTCTATAAATACCTTCTTGCAAAAGTCTGGCACTGGCATTTGGAGCATGGACTATCTATCGGTTACGGACATTCGCAGTAATAACGCCTATGTTTTCTATGCTGGTGGCAACTCCACCGATGGCGGTAACAATGTTGCTATTCACTTTACTGTCCCCAATACCATACAAAGGTATCAAACTGCAGGTAACAACGTAGCTCCAGGCACAAGCGTAACTGCCACCTTCGCCAGTCCCACAACAGCCGGCCGACTACTAGTAGCTTGTTTTAACCTGTTAAGTGGTGGCTCAGCAGTACAAGCTCCCAGTGGCTGGACACAAGCAGCCACTAGAGTAAACACGGCAACTGGGTTCATCTGGTACAAGATAGCTTCTGGCTCGGAAACCACAGTGCAGGTAACTTGGACTGGCTCAGTAAATGCCGACCTATATATTGCTGAGTTCTTGGGCTTTAGTGGCACACCTACCTTAGACGCAACAGATGGAGTTAGCTCGGCGGGTAGTGTTACGACTCTTAGCTCAGCTGGTACAAGCCCATCTCCTGCTACCGTGCCAGCATTATCAGTAATTCAATTAGGTGCATCTGGCACTACTGGTTCTCAACTTGCAACCAATGGTTACGACATTGAGTTCACTACTGGTAATGGTGTGATTGCCTCACGCTTAACACCCTCATTTAAGCCACTGGAAGCCATTGCTGCTCAAGATACCACGTTCTCATGGAGTGTCAGTCGTGCTGCGTTTACTATGACAGCAATGTTCAAAGGCGTGATTAGTGCAGCACCGCAAATGATGACGCTAGGTATGGGCTAATATACCTGTTGAATTACTGAGATATTTGTCTTACAATAGCAACAGGAACACCCTCTTTGGAGGGTTTTTTGTTTAACAGGAGTCGGTATGAAATATATTACGGCAAGCGGATCAACAACGATTGCATCAGCCGCCGATGGGTTACTTCTTCAAGTAAACACGGCTCTAACGGGTACGATAACTCTAGCGGCCGGAGCGGTCACCTTTGCCATTATCACAAACCCTCCTGCGGGTAGTCAGTTCAGATATAATGGCCTAAGAGGCCAAGGAGCAGTGACTGTCAACCCCAATGCTACATGTGACATCAGCGTAAGCTTCTTGAATAGGAACGTGTGATGAAATATATTACTTTAGGAACATTACAAACTATAGCCTCGGCGGCTGATGGCATTCTTGTTCAGATAAACCTAACTCTTTCGGGCACTATAACTTTAGCTACGGCCGTCGGTGGAGTGTTTGCGATTATAACCGATCCCCAGGTAGGCCAGCAATATAGATATAACGGACTTCGTGGACTAGGCGCTTTAACCATAGAGCCGAGTGGTGCAACAAATGTAACTGTAAGTTTCTTGAATAGGCAGGTGTAGCATGGCGACTGACGTACCAGTCACAATCTGGCAACCAACCGACGGGCTATCGGAGTTCAGCAGCTATACTCCTGCCGATATTGTCGACCCCAGTGGTAATAACTTAGTTGACCCGTCGGGTAATCAGATAGTTGATACGGGCGTTCTCCAGACGCCTATTCCTACGACCGTCTGGGAGGAGGACGACAGCATATGACAGACATGGTGATTGGAGATTACGACGCAGCCGTTACGATCGATGGATCGACTAACTACCTGCTTATCCAGCCCGGCAACGCCTCAACTGCCTATAAGAAGATAAACCGAGAGACTCTGTTGGGTATTACGGCCCAGCCCGTAGGTACTACCACCTCCCAGACCTTGACCAATAAGACGATCGGGATCACTAACACGATTACTCAAAGCGACGCACTGTTCACGCTACAAGACAACTCCGACAACACCAAGCAAGCCCAGTTTCAGCTATCGGGGATCACGACAGCTACAACTAGAACGTATACATTGCCAAACGCTTCAAGTACCCTTGCAGACATAGCAACTGCTCAAACGTTCACCAACAAGACCCTAACATCACCAGTAATTACGGGCGGTACGATAGCAAACTCGACGATCACGGTTGACTCAATAGCTGGATACTCGGCCGCATCAACCGTGACAGTAGCTGGCCTACAGATTGTAAGCGGCGTCTTGAATACTAATAACTCGGTTGTAACTGCTAATATTGCCGACAATGCCGTCACCTCTGCCAAGATATCCAGCTTTTCTTACAGCAATTCGACAATCTCCAACCCTTACAAATTTTCGGCCTACAAGAGCTCTACCACTCAGACTGTTAACACTGGCTCGGCTACCATAGTCGTGTTTGATGTTGAAGAGTTTGACACCAACAACAACTTTGCAAGCAATACATATACTGCCCCGGTAACGGGCTACTACTACTTTACAGCAGCCCTTAACTACAACGCCGTTGGTAGCGGCACAAGGCTGCAAATAGCCTTCTACAAGAATGGTGTGGACGTTAAAGAAGGCGACGATCGCTTCACCAACGCCGCCCAGGGAGCAGCTCACGGATCGGCCTTAATTCCCATGACTGCTGGCGATACAATGGACGTAAGAGCTACGCCCGTCGGTGCTAACACCGTTCTGAGGAACAACTCGATCGGTACTTTCTTCCAAGGCATCTTAATGAGTCAAACGTAGGCATG